ATCGCCAGATGTTCCTACAGGTAGTTTTATCGAGCGATTAGTGACCACCTCTACGTTATCAAAGCCCGTTTCAGTTGCGTCTACTCGAAGGTTAATATCCGCAGCGCGGGCAGTTGTACCGGCAATGAGATCTGACGGTTTTGTAAAAGTGTTGCTCATCTATTTAATCCTCGTATCGAGTAGTTCAGTTGTACACCCTGTAAAGTAAAAGCAGGGTCAGTTGCGCTGGTGTGAACGATAAGCAAACTAATGTTTTTGCCAGTTCCGTTCAGGTACGCTTCAGCCGACGCCACAATAGCGCTCGACCATACAAAATCGTCCCAAGTAGCTACGTCCCAGAACCCGCCGCCGCCGCCGCCTGCTACTGAACCCCCAGCGATACTCGCCTGAGATACTGCGGATGAACCACCAATACCGTAATCATAGTCCGCTACATAGCTTAGAGTGGCCTGGCCACCAGACTCAACTTCAAGCACGGCTTTGCGGTATCTCTTTTTGTTCTGGGGAGTACCTAAGGGTGTAAACGCTAGGCGTAGGAATGACTGGATGGCAACGCCGTTGAACGAGTTACCTGTGTCCATCTTCATTACTTTCCCATCGGTGCTACCGAAATAGTTCTCAGCAATAAAGCTTGGGGTATCGTTTAACAGCCAGTTTGTGTATCCCACAACTATCCCATTAGCGATGGTCCCAACTAACACTGTCTTATCGTTAAAGAATAGACGGTATTGGTTTTTATCTTTGTTTACGCTAGAGCCTACAATCAAGTCTTTTCGGGTTTTTAAATAAGGGTTTACTGCCGCGCTAATACTGCTGGTTTCAAAGTCACCAAAGGATTGTGTCGTGGACATGCTGGTTAAGTCATCGCCATTAAAAAAGTACAAGCCTGTTTCAATATATGCTTGAGAGCGCTCTGTGGCCCCTGTTACCGTTGAGAATGATTGTAAATCCCAGTCAGAAGCGGAGGTTCCATAGAGAATATTAATGCGATCTTCGCCAGTGATAACTAAAGAGTTACCTTGCATACCTCTTAGCCCAGTCACTTCAGTACCTAGACCTAGCTCACCGGCGCCTGTTGCCAGTGCCCAGCTAGTAGGATCACCGATACCACTGTGCTGAACTGATCCCCCAGCGAATGATAGAAACAGATGGTTCTTATGAACACCTACATGCGTTGGGGCGTCCGTTGTCATCCCTGTAGTAAGTTGTGTGTACGTTGTTCCATCAAACTGAAAGGCTTTATTCACGCCATCGCAGCCGTACATCTTCCCAGAGCCTGAGTGGCCACCAAAGTTGTAGTTTAAGAAATCATAAAAGCCACCCGCTACAAGAGTTGGTGTCGTTACAACAACCCAACCGCCAGTAGTAGACTTGTGCATTACACACGCAGTGCCTGCTGCATTATCTCTGAAGGCGTAAACTACGTTAGCGTATTCCCAAATACCACGGATAGGACCGCTGCCGGACACTGCTAGTGGTGTGCCTGATACGCGACCATCAAAGATCGTATAGCCATCCATGCGGCGATAACCGCCACCCAATGCGCACTCAAAGTTCTGCGCTAAAATAGCGCTACCTGGACCAAGAGACATCGCTGGACTAACGAGGTCAAGACCTCCACCAAGTGGCCAATATTGACTCTGTACAGACATCGTTATGCCACCGGCGTCTGAGCTATGGCGATTGTGGGTAGTTCTGTTACACCCATAGCTGATAGCCTAATGTTAAGTTGAGCTTGTGCATCTTGATATAACTCAGGAGCGTCTTGCTCTGCGGCTACATAGAGAATTGCTTTATAAAGAACAGCATCATGGAATTGCTCTTCTATTAGCAATTCATCTGTGTTTTCTGTGAGCTGTTGTGGTGTCCGGTAGTAATCAAAGTCAATCGTGTACACTGCGTCTGGCAGTGAACCCAATGACATTTTCTTATCCGGTCTAATCGTGAAGCCAACAGGCTTCCCGCTTGAAAGTGTAGTACGCAGCCAAGATGACCAAGGGACGTAGGCTAAAGAACCAATCAATCCATTTTCAGTGATGCGTACAGAACTGTTAACCCATTTGTTTAACGATGGCGAAAGTGCCAAGTTAGACACAGGATCGTAGTTTTGTTGGCCAATTACGGTGTCAAAAGAACTGGTTTGCCATAGGAAATTCCATTCTTTAAGGTTCTGAATTTCAGTCCAGGCTCGGTTAATCCAATCAACGGATTTCTTGTTGAGGCCCGTTTGGCCAACAACAGAAGACACGCCCTGATCGCTTAGTCCTGTTTCTTTTAACAGCTTGTCGCAAAGTGCCAGATAATTCAAAGCTTAACCCGCCAATGAGTAGGTAAATCGCTGTAAGTCACGGGATTCATCGACCCCATTAACTCGCTCAATATGTGTTACGACCGCGTTGTCGATCACTTCAATCACTTCAGACGGCAAGGACACTGGTTCATTACGTTTGATCTGATAGGCATAGCCATTCACAGATACAAAGATGTCAGTTTTACCAAGATCTCCTTCCTGATTATGGAAGATCACATTTACACGGCTGGGTTTGGTAGCGCTCCGCTTAGCGGCTGGCTTTTGTTTAGTAACCTCAACGGTATCTACATCAGTCATTTCTTTACTCCAATAAAAAAGGGCGCCGATTAGGGCGCCCTTTGAGGAAAACTAACCTAATGGCTAGTCATTTCTTTACTCCCATAAAAAAGGGCGCCGATTAGGGCGCCCTTTAGGGAGACTAACCTAGTGGTTAGTCAGTTACAGATGATTCAACACGCACCATAAAGGCGTCGTTTAGAATTACTGCGGTCTGCATAGACTTCCAGCTAACATGACCACGTTGGGCCAATGGATCGCTATCGGAAGGTTTGGGGTTAACAACGGCTGGACTTAGTGAAGCGCCGCCTTTAAGCGGAACGATACCGTATGCGTCACGAGCAACAATCAACGTTGGGTAAACGTCAGCAGCAGATGTGCCGATCATTGCGCCCTTAGTGCCACCACCGTTAGCGAATGAAGCAAAGATCGTGGAGCATACATAACGTACATCCTCTACCTTACCAATCTCGCCTTCATGTGGAGTCATCGTGCCGTACTTCTCAACGGGTACGAAACCAGCAAAACTACGGATCACGGCGTCCATATCAGGGTGGATCAAACCAACATACGAAGGTGCGACAGCTTCAGTGCCGTAAGAAGGTGTGCTTTTCACTACTGAAGTGATGGCACGACCGTTCTGGCGCTTTAGGGTACGAGTTGCTTTACGCTGGTCAGCCAAAGTCATCTCAGTATTTACAGCGTTACGTGCAGTGCCGTTTGAATAAACAACGTTAGTACCAGCTTTCAACACGTTGAAACGAATCGTCTCAACAGTTTGTGCAGCTTGCTCGCCCAATACTTCAGACGCTTCTTTCAACACTGGATCTTCGTGGGTGTCGATAACAACATCACTGATGGTTACTAAGTCACCGTACTGTTGTAGGGTGGCAGTAACGTCTACAGCGGCTAGCTGCTTAGCTGTTGGCGTTACGCCTTCAGTCAATGCAGTAGTGGCTAATGCCAAGCTGGAATAGCGACGGAACTTCTGTACTTTTGAAGATTTGTTGGCCAAAGGACGTGCCTGACCGAACTTCTCTAATACTAAGTATGGAATGCCTCGTTTAAGCATTTCTTTAGCAGCAAATGCTGCGGTACGTGGTGAAATATCACCATATTCTGTGTTAGCCATGATGGCCTCCTAATAATTTAACTAGCGATTATCAGCAGCAAACATTTCAAACGCAGCGTCAAAATCATCCGGTGGTATAACTCCAGTGGCCCCTGGCCCTGGCTTCGATTTAACTCCGGTTGAGTCTTCTAACTGCTTAGCTCGCTTTTGCTGAATACTTGTGACGGTTGAAGTTGTTGCAGCTTCTTCCCTTGGCAGACTCATCTTGTAGTAGTCGATAAGCTTAGAGGCTTCAAAAGCGTCATTGCTATTCGATAACTGTTGAATCGCGTTAGGTTGTTGTTGCAGCCAATCGACAAAAGCCCCGCTCTTCACCACGTCTTTCCAGTCAGTATGTGCGGCCTCTAAGGCGGCGTACTGACCGTTTACATGGCGCTCTTCTTCCGCTGCTCTTAGCGGTTGAAGTGCTCGGTTCATTGTTTCTTGGTTTTGGCTCCTTTCCACCTCAAGACGGGACTCAATCGCGTCGTGAATGTCAGGATACTCTTCATTAAAAGACGCCCAAGCTTCGGGGGTCTTCATAGCTTCAGCCACTTCGGTCGCGGATGGTGTTGCACCACCGGCGGGTGAAGTCGCTTGAAATTCGTTTAACTTGCGCTGTAAGGCGCCAATCCGTCCCGCGTTACTCTTCGCTTGGTGGGACAGCTTGTCATTGTTATCTCGGAGCTTGTCGTACTCGCTCCGCAGCCCTTCGTCGGCCTCCGCCCAGATGTCTGGTTCAACTGGCGCTTCTTCCGGATCTGCTGCTGCTTCAACCTCTTCAACCTCTTCAGTCTCTGCAACAACCTCTGTATCTTCTGGCGCTAACTCTGCGCTCACTTCACCTTCAGCAAACTCTTCAAATGCTGATTCAAAATCATCGACTATCTCGGTACTGTCCATCGGTTACACCCTCGGC